GTTTGTCTGCTTGCACCTTGTCAACCACATTGGTTGGCGCTGGTAATAGCGCACAGATGTTGATCCGTGACTTGGCTCCGTACCCCGACAATGCTTGGGGCGATGCGTACACGATTGTTCGCGTAACTATCAACGAGTCGCAGTTCAATGCGTCCGTTCTTGCCGTTTAAAGGAGGGAGTGAACCATGGCAGCTCCAATGCGCAGTACCGACTTTCGTAGTATCGTCGAACCAATTCTGAATGAATGTTTCGACGGTGTCTACGATCAACGTTCGGACGAATGGTCCACGGTTTTCCGTGAACAACAAGGTATTCCACGTAACTACCACGAAGAGCCTGTCTTGTACGGCTTTGGTGCAGCACCTCAGTTGCCTGACGGCAGCCCTGTTGCTTACCAACAAGGTGGCGTGCTGTTCCTCAAGCGTTACCTCTACAATGTGTATGGCTTGGCCTTCGCATTGACAAAGGTTTTGGTTGAAGACGGCGACCACATCCGTATCGGTCAAGTTTACGCTAAGCATTTGGCCCAATCTTTGGTGGAAACCAAAGAGACATTGGCAGCCAACGTGTTGAACCAAGCGTTCAACTCAGCATATGCTGGCGGTGACGGCGTTCAGTTGAATGCTTCTACACACCCACTGGTTAGCGGCACAGCAAGCAACTTGCTGAACACTGCAGCTAACTTGAGCCAGACTTCCTTGGAACAAATGTTGATCCAAGTTCGTCAAGCTGTGGACAACAACGGCAAGAAAATTCGTTTGCAACCTCTGAAGCTGGTTGTTGCTCCTGGCAACGTATTCCAAGCTGAAGTTTTGTTGAAGAGCGTTCTTCGTGCTGGTACAGCCAACAACGACATCAACCCAATTAAATCTATTGGTTTGATGCCCGAAGGTGCTTCTGTCATCTCTCGTTTGACTTCCGCCACAGCATGGTGGGTTCAGACTGATGCCCCCGAAGGCATGAAGTTGATGATGCGCCGTGGCTTGGAAAAGACCATGGAAGGCGACTTTGAGACCGACTCAATGCGTTATAAAGCCACCGAGCGTTATGACATTGGTTGGACTGACTGGCGCTCAATGTACGGTACTCCCGGCGTCTAAACCCAAGTGGGGGCTACGGCCCCCGCGTATTAAGGAGAAAAGACAATGGCATACAATAATGCAGTAACTAATTCGGCAGGTCAACTGTCCGCAATTACTGTCGCGTTTGATTACACAAGCACCACTGTAACTATTGGCACTATTCCTGCTGGCTCTCAAATCGTTGACATCAATATTGATGTGACCACAGCGTTTGATGCAGCAGGTACTGACTTGGTTACCGTTGGCAAAACTGGTTCTGCTGCAGCTTATGTTGCCGCAACTAGCGTTGCTGCTGCTGGTCGTGCTTCAGTTGCTACAACTGGTGTGTACAGCGCTTGGGCTAACGTAGGTACTTCCGATGTGGATTACGCCACATTGACCTATGCTTATACAAGCACTGCACCAACAGCTGGCGCAGGCCGTGTAACTATCGTTTACAAAGCTTTTGCTTAAGGAGAGCATCATGGGACAGTTCAAACCTATGCCTAAGATGCAAACCACTGAGCCTTCAGTTGAACTGAAGCTTAAAAAAGGCGGTACCGTGAAGAAAGCAGCTGGGGGTATTATCCCTGAGCGTGCTTCAGCACGTGGTGCCCCTATGGCAGCTCGTCGTGGTATGGCTCCCGCCATGCCTAGCCGCGGTATTGGTATGGGTGGTATTCCTACAAAAATGGAAACCGGCCCAATGCCTATGGCGCGTAAAAAAGGCGGTGAAGTTGAGTCTCCTAAGATGCACAAAGCTGAAATGTCAGCTATTAAGGGCATCAAAAAAGATATGTCAGCTCACGCAGCTAAGCCTGCTTCCAAAGCGCATAAAGGTCTGAAAACTGGCGGTGTTATTGAAAAATACGCTACCGGCGGTGTTATTCAGAAGTACAAGCGTGGTGGAAAAGCTTCCGGCGGCTCTTGCTACTAATCAAGGTCGGGGCTTCGGCCCCTTCCTTTTAAGGATTTATTATGAGTACATTGACAAACGTATTTGCGGTACATGCAAACGCTACAGGCACACTTTACGCAGGCGCAACAAACCTTGGCGGTTATCAGATTAAGCCCGGCGGCACTGCTGGCGCGATTGAGTTTTTTGATGGTGGCGCAAGTGGTACAAAGTTGATGGAAATTGACATTACTACAAACACCGCGATTATTGCAACACTGCTACCCGGTAACGGCATTCGCTTTACCAGCAGCGTGTATGTGACATTGCCTACAGGCGCAGCAATTACAGCTTTCTGCGGCTAATCATGCCATTAGTTAAAAGCAAATCAGAGAAAGCTTTTAAGAAAAACATCTCAACTGAGGTGAAAGCTGGTAAGCCTATTAAGCAAGCTGTTGCCATTGCATATTCTGTTAAGCGTGGCGCGCAAAAGATGAAAGATGGCGGTGAGCCAAGACTTTCAGTCTCTCGTGGTGAAAAGCTACCCACAAGTCGCGGGGCTGGCTTAACGCAAAAAGGACGCGACAAGATCAATCGCGCAACAGGTTCTAATTTGAAAGCACCTGCACCGCACCCAAAAACCAAAGCTGATCAAGGGCGTAAGGATTCATTCTGTGCTAGAATGGCGGGCATGCCGGGGCCTAAGCGCGATGAAAATGGCGAGCTTACTCGTAAGGCCGCATCTCTTAAACGTTGGAACTGCCCAGGGTGGTAAAGTATGAGCACTAGTGAAACCGTTGGTCAGACTACAATTTCGGTACAGACGCTGATTGACCATGGCGCCCGTCGCGCCGGTAAACTGGCCGAAGAGTTGACGGACGAGCAAGTACAGGCATCAAAAGATAGTCTTTATTACTTGCTTTCTAATCTTGCCAATCGCGGGATTCAATACTGGTGCATCGACAAAACAATTGTGGGTTTGAATCCCGACAATTACATTTACTACTTGCCAACTGGCACGGTTGACGTGCTAAACGCCAACTACAGAACAGTTACGGCTAACAATAATGGCGCGTATAGCTCTTCGGGCAACGCAGCCAACGCTTTTGATGGCCAGTACACTAATATTTGCCAATTAACCAACAATTCTGGCTATATTGGCATCAATGATGGGACTGGAAATAACATCTATATGGGCACTGTGGGTATCTTACCTGCAGTATCCGGCTCAGTGACCATAAGCATTCAATATTCTACGGATAATACCAACTGGACCACACTTTATAGCCCTGGAGCTGTAACTTGGACCCCAAATAAGTGGATGTATTATGATTTAGACCCTTCTGCAAGTGCCCCATACTGGAGAATTTTGCAGACAGCTGGCGTGAATATGGGTGTCTATCAGGTGGTTTTTGGCTCAAATGCTAATGAAATTCCTATTGCGCGTTTGAACCGTGATGACTACACAAACTTGCCCAATAAGAACTTCACAAGCCTTTACCCATTGCAATATTGGTTTGACCGTAACATTCCCCAGCCTGCGATGTACTTGTGGCCCACGCCTTCCTCATTTGCGCCACAACTCGTGGTCTGGAGACATCGGCAAATTCAGGATGTAGGTGATTTATCAGGTGAGATAGAAATACCCCAGAGATGGTATCTCGCCATTCAGAATATGCTTGCGCATCAGATGGCTATGGAACTACCCACGGTTCCTGGTGAACGTATTCAGTATCTTGAAGCTCAGGCTGAAAAATATTGGAATATTGCGGAGCAAGAAGAAAGAGACAAGAGTCCGATTTACTTTGCTCCAAATATTAGTTACTATACGAGGTAAGTATGCCACGTACGCTTGACACTCTTGGCAATGCGGTATTAAGTATTGCAATTTGTGACAGATGTCACATGAAGAGAGCGTATGTTGAACTGGGGCCAGATCCTAATTTCCCGGGCTTAAAAGTCTGTGATCACGGGTGTAAAGACCAGTTTGACCCATACCGACTTCCTGCGCGGCAGCCTGAAAAGATTGCACTTAGATATCCTAGGCCCGATGTCAGTGTGGCTGCAAACCAAGACTCGCTGATCACTGGGCCTTATAATACGTACAACATCTCTCCGGAGCAGAATACTGATGATCCGGAGACTAATGGCAACCTTGATAACCTGAGTCCGTAATATGGCCAATATACAAATTACGCAACTGCCAAATGCTGGAGCTATCACAGGCACAGAAGCAGTGCCAATTGTGCAGAATGGCGTTACGGTTCAGACAACTACAGCTGCCATTGCTGCGTCGCCTAGCCAGACGCAGACGTTCATCACAAAGAACCAAGAGCCAACATTGCCCAATAGCCGTGCGCTATCTGGAGGTACAGGCATTGGCTTGGTTGATGGCGGCGCGCAGTCTACGTTGCAAATTACATTGAATGGCACTTCAGGTAGTTTAGAGTCTGCAGGAACTGGCATTATTGCTAAAACAGGCGGCGCAACTGTAACGCCTAGGACATTGTCCACGACGGGCAATGGCCTTAGTGTTACTGATGGTGATGGTGTATCTGGCAATCCAACGTTTCAATTGACTGGCATTGCTGCTGCTATTGCTAATGCTTCAGGTACTGGCATGTTGGCAATTGTTGGTAGCTCTACAATTGCAGGGCGCCAGATTTTAGGCACAACCAATCAAATCACTGTTGCCAATGGCAATGGCTCAGGCAATCCAACTGTAAGCATTACAGATAACCCTGCACTGCCTGGTGTTGAAGGTGTTATTTTGCCTTCAGGGACTACTGGTGAAAGAGCTGTAGCCCCAACCAACGGCACACTACGTTACAACACAAGCATTGCATTGCTTGAAGCCTATTTGAATGGCTCTTGGTCTTCATTGGCTTCAGGCTCTGGCGTAACGTCTATTGCAACTGGTACAGGTTTAACTGGTGGTCCTATCACATCGACAGGTACCATTTCAATTGCTGACACCGCAGTGACCGCTGGCTCATATGGCGCGGCGTCTAAAACATTGACAGCTACAGTTAATGGTCAAGGTCAGCTTACAGCGATGGCTGAAACGCCAATTGCAATTGCCAACACACAGATTTCTGGCTTGGGCACAATGTCCACGCAAGATGCAAGTAGTGTTGCAATTACAGGTGGCTCTATTAGTGGTACGTCTGTTAGCGGCTCAACTGGTTCTTTCACTACGTTAGCTGCAAGTTCTACTGTTTCCGGCGTTGGTTTTTCAAACTATTTGTCAAGCCCGCCAGCTATTGGTAATACAACACCAAATACTGGTGCGTTCACATCGGTGTCAATGACATCCGGAACAATCACTACGTCTCCAACAAACGGCACAGACATTGTCAATAAAGACTATGCGGACTCAATTGCGTCTGGTTTGAACTATCATCAGCCAGTCAATTACGCGTCGACCACTACGCTACCTGCGTACACATACAACAACGGCACAGGCGGTGTTGGTGCAACCATTACAGCAAATGTTAATGGTGCTTTGTCTTTGGGTGGTGGATCGCCAACAGCAACACAGCGTGTTTTGGTTAAAGATGAAGCTGGCGGTAATGCGGCTTACAATGGTATTTACGTTGTTACGCAAGCTGGTAGTTTGATTACGCCATTCATCTTGACTCGCGCAACTGACTACGATACATCTGGTTCTGGAACCAATGAAATTGACGCAGGCGACTACGTTCTGGTTATCTCTGGAACATTAGCCTCTACTGCGTGGGTTCAGCAGACTGCACTTCCAATTACCGTTGGAACTACAGCGCTGACCTTTGTTCAGTTCAATGCACCAATCACATACTCTGCTGGCACGGGCCTGACATTAGCTTCTACCACCTTTAGCATCACAAACACAGCGGTCACTGCTGGCTCTTATGGCGGTGCGGCAACTGTCCCTACATTCTCTGTAAATGCGCAAGGTCAACTGACTGCTGCGTCCAATACATCTATTGCAATTGCGGCATCTCAAGTAACATCTGGGACTCTTGCTGTGGCTCAAGGCGGTACAAATCTCGCCTCATACACAACGGGTGACATGCTGTATGCGTCGGGGTCAACAACGCTTTCCAAGCTTGCTATTGGAACTTCAAGCTATATTCTGACCTCGTCAGGGACTGCACCGCAATATACAAACCCTGCATCAGTATCTGTAGGCTACGCAACAACTGCAGGCAGCGCAACTTCAGCAACAACGGCAACAACAGCCACAAATTTGGCAGGTGGCGTTGCTAGTCAAATTCCGTATCAAACAAGCGCTGGTACAACAGCATTTATTGCTAACGGGACAGCAGGTCAGGTATTAACATCGGCGGGTTCTTCAGTGCCCGTATGGTCAGGCATCTCAGGAGGCACCTTCTAATGGCACAAACAGGCTACACCCCAATTCAGCTCTATTACAGCTCTACAACGACAAACGCGCCAACGTCAGGAAATCTTGCCGCTGGTGAGTTGGCAATTAACACCGCTGACGGTAAACTCTTCTATAAAGACAGCTCTAATGTTGTGCAAGTCATTGGATGGAAAACAACCCCAGTTTCTGCTGGTGGTACAGGTTCTACGACACTGACGGCAAACAACGTACTGTTGGGTAACGGGACGTCTGCTTTGCAGGCTGTTGCGCCTAGCACCACGGGTAATGTTTTGACTTCTAACGGCACAACTTGGGTATCTCAAGCGCCAGCGGCAAGTGGTATTTCAACTGGTAAAGCCATTGCGATGGCGATGATTTTTGGCTTCTAAGGAACTGATATGGCAAATCCTAATATCGTCAACGTAACGGTTATCAACGGAACCACGGCGTACA